TATTTGATTTCGCATATCTGTAATATTTTTTTTTTGTTGTTCCTTAAATTCATTATGTTTATTTTTAATATCTTTATATTTTTGTAATTGTTTTTTTATTTTTTTAATATTATTTTCATTTATTTTAATTAATTTATTATATTCATCCAAATCTTTGCTAAACACATTATTTTCTTCTTCATATTCTTTATTTTCATTTATTAATTCATCAATATCATTATTATCATCAATATCTTTAAATTCATTATACATTTTCATTCTTTCATTTAACATTATTAATTCTTTTTGTTTTTCTGTATATTTATTATTTAATTCTTTGTTTTTAACATTTTTATTTTCTTCATAATCTTTAATCTGTTTTTCAAATTCTATTAATTTATTCTTACTATATTCATATATTTTTACATGATTATTTAAACTATCATTATAAAATTCTTTTGAACAATGTTTTTTTATAGTATCTTTTATACTATTTTTTGTAGATTTATATAAATTTTCTGCACTGATTGAAATAACTTTAAGATATGATAAATTTGCCATTTTTAATAATAATTCATCTTTTTCACTATTATTAATATCTAAAAATGATTTTTCTCTATTTTGTGACATAACCAACATTTGATATATTTCGTCATATGTAATAATCTCAGTTTCAATTATCGTTTTCATTTCATTTTTGTTTTTGTATACAATAGTATCCTCATCAATATTATTATTGTCATTAAAATATTTATTTATTGAATAAAATGTAAATACATTTTTTTTCTTATTAATATATTTTTTTATAGATAAATTTTCATTTACTTTATTTGTTTTCATTTCGTTTTCACCACGAAAATGATAATATCTAGTTATTTCATATTCTATTCCATTTGATATTAATTTTAATGTTAGTGATGCATTTTTCTGTTTATTTCTAACAAATGAATATGATATATTACATCTGGGAGTATAACCAAATAAATTTAACGAAATTGCTTCACAAAATATAGATTTACCAGAACTATTTGTTTCACATATCCCTGCAACACCTGCAATATTTTCAAAATCTATGTTAACATTATTACCATATATCATTATATTATTTATATCTAATGATAAAATTTTAATATCTCTTTTTTGTTTAATTAAATCATCAAACTTAGTATCTTTTAATAATAAATTTAAATTTTTATCAAATCTATTTTCACTATTTATTTTTTGATTTAATTTACAATATTCTTTAATAAAATTAAATATATCTTTACTGTTTTTTACACCAGATAATTTTATTTCTTTATCATTAATTTTCAATATAGTATCAAAGATTAACGAATCCATTGTATTTTTATAAATTATATCCTTTACTATAATTCCATTATCTGCTAATAATTTTTGATATTTATCTGAAACTTCTTTTTTATAATTTTTCCCAAATGTTAATTGTAAATCCACAGATTTTGTTGATTTTAAAATATCATCAATATTATAATTAGATATATTATCATTATCGTCTATTATTAGATTTAATTTTTTATGATCATTCTGTATTTTAATAAATTCTAGTTTTTCTTTTTCTAAATCTAATTTCATCGTACCGTGATTAAATGCATCTTCTGATATTTTTTGAGCAATTAAACTTCCCGTATAGAATGCTGTTTTATCCTTGCGAAGATACTGGAATTTATGAATGTCACCGAATGCGCAATATTTATAATCTTTAAAACTTGATATTAATAAACTATCTCTACAATCAAAACCATTCTCTAATTTAGCTCCTTTAAGCATTCCGTGATATAATGCAATTGTTATATATTTTTTATTATATTCTTTACAAGGTGTTACTTCTTTTGTATCCATTCTAGTATGACCAAATGCAATCTGACCATATAAATAAACTTTATTTTCTAATAAAAAATATAATTCATTCTTAGTTTGTAAATGTTCTTTTACAATTGGTGTTAATGTATCTATATTTGTTTTATAATCATGATTACCTAAAATAGATATAACTGGACAGAAATTTGATAGATTTACATATAAAAATTTTGCCATAGCAATTGCATTTCCACTTACAGCAAAACCATTATCCATTATATCTCCGGTTATAACAAATAGATCATTTTTATTGACTTTTTCTTTTTTTAAAAGTTCAAAAGTATTATTAAAAACTTTGTAATATGTTTCATTAAATGATGGATCATTTTTAATATGTATATCTGATAAAAAATATATTCTTTTTACACCTGTATCTTTTTTTAATATTTCCATTATAATTATATAAATAAAATATTTCTTAACTAAATTAAATAAATAATTTTTTATTCATTTAATATTATTTTAGATATTTATAGCAATTCTCTATAGGTAAATCATCTTTTGAAAATGGTTCAATTGTATCTTCCAACATATAATCTTTTCTTACTATATATGATAATTTTGTATCTGGATCCCAATCACTTTCATATGTATTGTGAGCATTTAATTTTCTCATATGTGGATTATGTCTGTCATAATAACTACATGCATCTTCTTTTGTTTTAAATTTTGCTTTCATATATCCAATATGTTCATCTTTACCATTTATATCAGTAGAAACACGTATAACTTCTAATACATATAAACCATTCCACATTATAATTATATAAATTACCTACTACTTAACTAAATAAATATTATATACATTTATTCTTTTATTCTTTTTCCTTTCAAAAACAAAGGGGTATGGCGATTCACCCCACCCCTTTATAAAAATTGAAAATTAAATTATATAACTAATGAATATTTAGATATTATATACAAATGGCAAATAAATTAATAGATCTTTATAATCATATATTACAATATAATAATAATAGTGTATATATTGCATTCCATACAAAAACACAAGAACCTTATTTTCATGCAAAACAAATATGTCTTTTACTAAAATATAAAGATTATCATGATGCTATAGGTAAATTTGTTGATAAAAAAGATATAGAATATCTTAAAAATATTGTTTCAAATTATAAATCTCTATATAAAAATGTTCAAGGACATACTAAATTTATTACAGAAGCAGGGTTATATTCATTAATCATGAGTAGTCGTAAAAAAGAAGCAATTGATATTAAAGATTGGATTACACACGATGTAATGCCATCTATAAGACAACATGGTGAATATAAATTAAATAGCGACCTTAAAAAACAAATTGATGAATTAAATTCTATTATTGATAAGCAGAAAAATGAAATAGGAATTCTTAAACATAATCTTAAAAAACCCACATTTAAAAAAGGAAAAGTTGTATATCTTCTTAGAACAATAGAAATAACAGTAGATTTAGATACACAAGAAGTATTATATGTTAAATTTGGTAGAACTAAAAATATGAAGGCAAGAAAAGCAACATATGATACTTGTACAAAAAATAAAGTTCAAATATTAAAAGCGATTGAAGTAGAAGATGCAAAAAATATTGAACATTGTGTATTGAAGAAAATGGAAAATTACAGAATCAGTCCTAAAAAAGAATATTTTGAATGTACATATAATGATATAATTACACAAATCGCTTCATGTATAAAATTTTATGAAAATAAAGATATTGATTTAACACCTGATGTAGAATATAATAAAATTCAATTAAGTCGTTCTATAGATTTTAATGAAAATAAAAAAGTTTTAGTTAAATTGTTTGATGCACAGGATAATATATTATGTGATATCAACGATAAAAATGATTCAGATTATGATAGTGATGAAAATGAAGAGAGTGATGAAGATAGTGATGATGAAAACATTGTCCAAAAAGGGGGTAATAATGATATGTATTATGATTATATTAAATATAAATTAAAATATCTATTACTAAAATACGATTTAATGTAATATACAATCAATTTATTTTTTAGCATTTTTAAGGATATATAATAAACTATTTAGTTTTTTCAATTCTTCTGGTTTTGCATAATAATCATCATTATAATTTAATAATATATCTCTATCATATTGATTCATATAATATACTAATTTATGATCTATTTCTATTTTATCTATATTCTTTTCTAACAATTCTATTTTTATTTCTTCTAATGGTGTTATTTTTAATAATTCAATTAATTTATCATATTCTGTTTTATTATGTCTTATCATACAATAGAAATAATTTAATTTATCGTAAACTGTATTATTATTATCACTAAAAATATATTTTTTATCTTTAATATTTATTGATGCAATATAATATGAATTTATTAATTTATGTGTGATATATTGTATTTTATCTTGTTGTATTAACATAAATAATTCATTTTGATTAAACTCATTTAAATTAACAATATTATAATATTTATTTTTTCCATTTTTTATTGAATCATTATTTTTTATCTCTTCATCTACTGCTATTTTTCCTTCTAATTCTGAATATATCTCTATCTCTTTTATTATTTCTGCTTTTATTTTACCTGATTCAAAATCAAGACAATATTTATCTATTAATTCATCAATGTCTCTTTTTTTTAATTTATTATATGATCCATGAATATATATTTGTGATTCATTTTTCTGGTCAATTAATTTATATATATAATATTTTTGTTTATATTGTGTTTTATTAATAAATTTATTAATAAAATTTTTATATTTGTCTAGGATATCATTCGGTGATTTTACTTTTTCTGTTTTATTATCTGTTTTAATATCAGTATCTTTGTTTTTGTCTTGTTTTTTATCTTTATTTTGTTTTTTTACTTTTGTTATATCAATAATTTCATTTTCGTTTCGTAATTTTTCTTTTATTTCATCAAATTCTTTTTTAGTATTTGTATTCTTTTTTACTTTATATATTTCCAATAATTTGTATTTAATATCTAATAAATTTTTAAAATCTAATAATTTCTTTTTACCTAAATTATGATTAATAATATCATTTAATATAGTTATCTCAATAGATGGTCTTGAATAAAATATATCTGCATTTACATCATTTTCAGATTCATATATTTTGTAAAATTTATATATATTATATTCATTAGTATTATCATCTGATATATTATCTTTTATTGTATTTGCTTTATCTATTAGGTTTTGTGTAATTGTATATATAACATCTGGAATATCATTATTGTATTTATATATATCTTTATCATTATTTATTTTATCCCAATATTTATCATCTAATTCTGGTTTAAATTCATTAGATGTATTATATCCTTTTTTTTTACTCATAATTAATATATGTACATATATATTAATTAATAGTTAAATCATTTATCAATTTTTTTATTCAAAATTATAATTTAATAATACACTTCTAACATCTTTATATTTATCTCTAAAATTATTAGTAAACCATTTATATTTTTTTAAATAATCTATGATATATTTTCTTTGTACTTTTATATTCAATGTTTGTAATTCTTTATATTGTTTACTATTATTATATTTATCTATAATTTGTTTTATTGTTATATAATCATTTTTCTTTTTATGTAAATTGTTATCAAAAAATATTTTTAATGATTTATCAATTAAATTATTACTAAAATTATTATTTTTATTACTATCAACATCATTGTCATTGTTATCATTGTCATTGTCATTGTTATCATTGTCATTGTCATTGTCATTGTCATTGTCATTGTCATTGTTATCATTGTCATTGTCATTGTCATTGTTATCATTGTCATTGTCATTGTCATTGTCATTGTCATTGTCATTGTTATTAATTTTATTATAAATATTTTGATTATTTGTAATATTATTGTTATTATTTACATAATCACTCATAATATTAATAAATTTTTTTGTAATATCATTTTCAATACCTTCAAAATATTGTTCTCCAGCTATTAAATTAAATTTTTGTTTAAATATTATCTTTATCTCGTTATAAATAATATTTGGATTTTTACACTCTATTATCATTATATATCTAGTTCCATCTAAATATTTATTAAAAATTTCTTTTACATTTTGAGTATAAATAAAATCTATTTTATATCTATTTGTATTTTTTAATTCTGCTGGTTGTATTAAATATATTATACCAATTTTATCCATATCCATATCCATATCCATATCCATATCCATATATATTTATAAATATGTTTAAATCTTAAATGTTTATACATATAATCCTTTTTTTTTAAATTTTATTTTTTTCATATCGAATAATATAATTGAAAGGCTCCTGATTTTTAGCTAAAGCTAAAAAGACAGGAAAGTGCGGGCAGTGAATTTCTGAGAAATTTACGGGTTCCGCTTTTACTTATTATATCTCTCAATATGATAAATCATTTATATATTTAACTTGTGTTATAATATATTATATGTCAATTATAATTAATTCATATCTTGATATTTATTTTAACACATATAATATATTATATAATAATCACAATCATAATATAAATAATTTTAATCTAATTCAAAATTATCCACAAATAACTACACCAAATTCA